GCGACGACAGCACGGTGCCGTATGCGCCGGGCCCGAAGGAAATGCGCGCGCTCGAGGAGGATCTCCTGCGCGCAAACCAGTCGCTCGCGGAGCACCGCAGTCGCCGCGCCGCCGCCAACGGTCCACATCTTGGGCCGCCGCCGGCACCGGGCGAAGACCCGTTGCCGCCGCCTTCGTTCCTCATGAAAGGCCCGCAGATCCCCAATGCTCCCGAATGACGGACGAGCTCGTCGGCGATGCGTTCACCAGCATCGGCCAAGTCGTGGCGCTGGTGATCGCGATTTACGTGATCTTGCTGATGCTGTGGAAGGCAGGAGTTGATCGTGATGGATCGCTTTGACGACGAAGGCGGGATAGCGCCGTGGACGTGAGAGCGGCGATGACTTCTGCACAGCGGGACAAATGACCATCACCGCCGCAACTCTGTTCAGCGGAATCGGCGCGCCAGAGGTGGCGATGCCGCACTGGCGCTGGGTGTGGTGCGCGGAAATCGAGCAGTTCCCGTCCGCCCTGCTCGAGGCGCGGCATCCTCACAGCATCAACCTGGGCGACGTGACCGCGCCCGACTTTACGGAGCGCGCGATCAATGCCGGACGACCAGATGTCATTGTTTTCGGAAGCCCCTGCCAGAGCTTCAGCGTCGCGGGAAAGCGTCTCGGCCTGGATGACCCGCGTGGCAACCTGGCCCTCGTCGCCTTGGGAATTGTTGCTCGACTTAAACCCGCTTGGTTCTGCTTCGAGAACGTGCCCGGTCTTTTGTCGTCCGCCGGCGGGGCCGACTTCGGGATATTCCTGCGAGCGGTGGATGAACTCGGGTATCATGTCGCGTGGACAAGCCTGGACGCACAATATTTCGGAGTGGCGCAGCGGCGGGAGCGCGTGTTCGCTGTCGGACATATTGGAGACTGGCGCGGACCTGCAGCGGTACTGTTTGAGCCCGAGGGCCTGCGCGGGCATCATCCGCCGCGCCGCGAAGCGGGGGAAAGAGTTGCCCCGACAATTGCAAGTCGCCCTACAGGCGGTGGCGGGCTTGGGACAGACTTCGACTGCGACGGCGGGCTAGTCGCAGTATTCGGCGGCAACAATATGTCCGGCCCCATTGATGTAGCGACCGCCAGGCTCGGCCATGCGGTCCCGCATGGCCGTCTGGACTTCGGAAGCGAGACTTTCGTCACGCATTCGCTCCGCGCTGACAGCTTCGACGCGGGTGAGGACGGCACCGGCAGGGGCACGCCGCTGGTGCCGGTGATTGCCGATCCGATCAGCGCCAACAAAGGCCGCACCTACAGCAATGCGGGGAACAATCCGCGCCCGCGCAATGTCGTGGCGATGGACACGACGCAGATCACCAGCCCGGCCAACAGAAGCAACCCAAAGGTCGGCGATCCATGTCACCCGCTCGCGGCAGGAGCGCATGTGCCGATGGTGGTCGATCTACAGAACTGCGCGATGGGTGGCGATCTTCTCGGAACGCTCGACACCACCAGGCCGGGACGAGGCGGCGGGCAGGCGGTGGCGTTCGACATCACTGGCGTTCCGGCCACGAGCGGAGGTCGCGAAACGGACATCCACACTCCTCTCCGCGCCCGCAGTCCGGGACAGAGCGAGGCCAGTACGACAACGGTTATAGCAACCAGTGCCGTCCGCCGCCTCACCCCGCGCGAGTGCGAGCGGTTGCAGGGATTTCCCGACGACTACACGCTCGTCACTTACCGCAACAAGCCTGCCGCAGACGGCCCGCGCTACAAGGCACTCGGCAATTCAATGGCGGTGCCGGTGGTGCGGTGGATACTCGAGCGGATCGAGCGGGTATCCGCATTGAAGCCCGATGAGCGAGACAATGGCTGACATCCTTATCGACTTACTCGATCTGCGAAAGCAGGCCGTGACGGAGCGTAGCCACTACTACGTGGCTAAGACCGTGGAGCGCGCCATCGAGGAGATAGCCTACCTCCGCAGGCGGATGAGTGAGCTTGACGAGGGGCGGCCCACATTCAGAGGACGAGACGATGAAAAACTACGATAGCAGGTGTGGTGACTTGGCAGACGTGTTTCTGCAAAACGAACCGTCTTTGCAGGATAAGCGCGATGAGCTTGCCGCCCACATCCAGGCGGCCATTGAAGATTGGATATCGAGCAGAGAGGAATTGGTCATCGTACAGCCGAATTGTGAACTCTGTGGCGAGCCGATGCCGGCCGGGGAGGAAATGTTCAAATATCACGGCTACAGCGGCCCGTGTCCAAAACGGCGCATGACCGCACCCGCACTCACGCCAGATGTGTGCGACAATGGATAAGTCCTACGCCGCATTCCTTGCCGGCAAAGCCGTGCAGGTAAAGCCTCGCGGGCTCGATCGCGTGCCGGACCTTGCTCCGCATCTGTTCCCGTTTCAGCGACACTGCGTGGAGTTTTCCCTGCGCGCCGGTTGCGCCGGCCTGTTCCTCGATACCGGCCTCGGCAAAACTGAATGCGAGTTGGAATGGTGCCAGCGCGCAATCGAGGGAGGCTATCATCGCAAGGCTTTGATCCTGACGCCGCTCGCCGTAGCACAGCAAACGCGCCGCCGTGCCGAGAGATGGGGTTACGATGCCCGCGTCATTCGCGAGCAGAGCGAGGCCGGACCAGGCATCAACATCTGCAACTATGATCGGCTCGACAAGCTCGATCCGTCCGAGTTCGGCATTGTCGCCCTGGACGAGGCCAGCATTCTGAAATCATTCACCGGCAAGACCACCCGCAAATTGATCGCATCGTTCTCCTCGGCACCGTTCAGGCTGGCGGCGACCGCCACCCCGGCACCGAACGACCACATGGAGCTGGGCCAATACTGCGAATTCCTGAGCATCATGCCCTCGAACGAAATGCTGATGCGCTGGTTCATCGCGGATCAAACCGAGATGGGCCGCTACCGCCTCAAAGGCCACGCCACAACTTCATTTTGGGACTGGATGGCTTCATGGGCGCGCATGGCGGAGCGCCCTGCAGATCTCGGCGATCAAGCCACCGATCCGCAATTCGTGCTGCCACCATTCGAGCTGCGCCGGCACCGCGCCGCCGACAGCAGGATCGACCGAGAACTGGCCGATATGTTCGGGGCGCCCGTCATGTCGGCAACAACCATGCATGACGTAAAGCGCCAAACCAGTAAGGCCAGGGCGGAAGCGGTCGCCGCCCTGGTCGCCACGGAACCGGACGAACGCTGGCTGTTGTGGTGCGACAGCAACGATGAAGCCGACGCCCTGCAGGCTGCCATCCCCGATGCGCTCGAGGTTCGCGGCTCGATGGACATCGAGGACAAAGAAGAAAAACTCGAGGCGTTTGCGAGCGGGCAGGCACCCTACATTATCGGCAAGCCCTCGATGATCGGGCACGGCCTGGATTGGTCGCACTGTGCCCGCATGGCGTTCGTCGGGCGGTCCTATTCGTACGAGCTGTACTACCAAGCCGTTCGCCGTTGCTGGCGTTTCGGACAATCGCGCCAGTTGATTGTCCACCTGATCGTCGCCGAGGGCGAGGACACCATCGGCGCCGTAATCGAGCGCAAGTCGGATGACCACGCCAAGATGAAATCCGCCATGCGCGATGCGATGCGCCGCGCCATGGGTCGGGCATCCGATCTGAAAGTTGCATATGAACCGAAACACCGCGCGAGGGTGCCGACGTGGCTGAAATCAGTTGCCTGAACGCCCATCACGGCAAAGAGTTCTCCGCGTATCTCGGAGACTGCGCCGATGTCGTGCGCCAGTTGCCGGCCAACAGCGTCGGGCTGTCCGTGTACTCTCCACCGTTCGCTGGCCTCTACATCTATAACGATTCAGCGGCCGATATGGGCAACTGCGCCGATGATGCCGAGTTCATTGAACACTATCGTTACCTGGTCCGCGAACTCTACCGCATCACCGTTCCGGGGCGGCTGGTCGCGGTGCATTGCAAGGATCTCGTCTACTACCGCACGCAACGCGGCACGGCAGGCCTGCGCGATTTTCCTGGGGAACTGATCCGCGCACACACCGAGGCCGGCTTCGACTTCCACTCGCGCATTACGGTCTGGCGGTGTCCGGTGCGCGAGATGACAAAAACCAAGGCGCACGGCCTGCTCTACAAGCAACTCCGGGCCGATAGCTCGTTCTCGCGCCAGGGGTTGGCAGAATATTTCGTGATCTTCCGCAAGTGGGCGAAGGAAGGCGACGAGCCCGCGCCGATAACCCACACATTCGACAGTTTTCCACTCGATCAATGGCAGGAGTGGGCGTCGCCGGTATGGATGCAAACGCGCGAAACCGATGTGTTGAATGCCGACGCTTCCCGCTCCGCAAACGACGAAAAGCACATCTGCCCGCTCCCGCTCGACCTGACAACCCGCATCGTGACGATGTGGAGCAATCCCGGCGACGTAGTGCTTTCCCCGTTCATGGGCATCGGATCGGAGGGTGTCGTGGCCCTCAAATTGGGTCGCAAATTCATCGGCGTTGAGCTGAAGGAAAGCTACTGGCGTCAGGCGTGCAGATATCTCGATGCAGAAGATCGGCAGGGACACCTATTCACACGGGCGGCAGAATGAAAGTCGCGCTTTGGGCTGAAGAATGAGCCTCCCCTACCCGCCCCCGTATCAGGACATCCAGACGCTTTCCAAGCACGTCTGCATGTCGGAGCGGACCATCGAGGAGCAGGTAAGGCGCGGCCTATTCCCCCCGCACAAAAAGGTGCAGGGCGCAAAGAAGCTCTGGAAGTGGAAAGAGGTCGAAGCGTACCTTGACGGCGGGATGCAGTCCGAAACTGACCGGATCAAGGAGGCAACCCGTGCGGCGAGTAATCAAGGCTGAGACGTTCGCGGCCGTCATTCGCGCCTACTTGGCGAGCCCCAAGTTCGACAGCCTGTCCGACAATACCCGCTCCTACCAGGAGCGCATTCTGCGATGGGCAGAGCAGCCCGAAACGTTGGGCGCGGTCAGCACCGAGGTCATCCGGCCGGCACTGATCCAGGCGTTCCTCGACGGGCTGGCTGATCGCCCGGCCACCCAGTGGCAGGCGCAGGGTGTGTTCCGGGCGCTGGAGAAGTGGGCGATCGTGCGGGATCTCCTCCCCTATCCGATCACGACCGGGACGGAGGCCACCAAGCCGGACGGCGGGCACGAACCCTGGACAGACGAGCAGATTGCCATTGCGGAGCGTGACGCGGCCCCTCACATCGCCCGCGCCGTTACACTTGCCAGCAACACCGGGCAGCGCGGCAGCGATCTCGTGAAGATGCGATGGTCGGACCTGGAGGAGGATCACGGTCGGCTGGGCATCAATGTCATCCAGCACAAGACCGGCGTTCGTCTCTGGATTCCGCTGACGCAAGAGCTTGAGCGGGCGATCGAGACGTGGGAGCGGCGGCCGACCTATTTGCTGTTGAAACCGGATGGCCAGCCGTGGAGGCGGTCGCAGCTTTCGGACGCTTGGATGAAGGAGCGCGACAGAAAACTGCCGGCGCTGGCTGGGCTGCACCTGCACGGCCTGCGCTCGACTGCGGTGGTGAGGCTACGGCGAGCCGGGGCGACCACCGGGCAGATCGCAGCCATGATCGGGATGTCCGAGCAGATGGTGAACCACTACTGCCGGAAGTCGGTGCAGCGCGAGAACGCCATGGCGGCAGTAGTTCACCTCGATACGAAGGGCGAACAGGCGAAAGTAATAACGATGCCAAGGCGGGATGTAACCCGTTGAAAATCAAAGACACGACATTGTAGTGCATAACAGCGACACAAGCGAAAACAGTGGGTTAGACGATATGGATACAGGCAAAATCGGGCAAACGCTCACGGCCTTCCGCAAGTGGCGGCATCGCACCGACATGGTACCGGAGGCAGAGCGTGCCGCCGGACGGGTGCAATGCGGCCTGTGGGCCTGCGCAAACAACAGCCCGGTGCCGCCCGCACTGCTGCGCGGTCTGGCCGAGGACGTGGCGGCGCTGGAACGCGCATTGCGTCAGCAGGTGCGATAATGAGCCACAACCGAGGCCAAGGGGCCGGCATCAAATTCCTGCTCACTCATCGTGAGTGCCAGGATAACGAATGCCTGATCTGGCCGCTATCCCGCAACCGAAACGGCCACGGCAATCTCGGATTCGAGGGAAAGCCATACCTCGCGCATCGGTTCATGTGCGAGCTGGTGCACGGCCCCTGCCCTCCAGGGCACGAAGCGGCTCATTCCTGCGGTCGCGGACATGAGGGCTGCGTCAATCCACGACACCTCTCGTGGAAAACGAGGGTCGAGAACCAGGCCGACCGATACCGCCACAATCGGGTGCCCCATAGAAGGGTCCGGCATAAACTGACGCCGGAGCAAGTGGCCGAGATACGCGCGCTTGAGGGCAAGGCCACCAATACTGAACTCGCTCGCCGGTTTGGTGTTTCGCGCGGCAACATCCGCCAGATTCATTTGCGGATGATATGGCCAACAGGTCGAAAGCTTTTCGGCGGCTTCACACCGGAAACGTCACGCGCGGCTAGAGCCAAGCGATACGCGACGCAGCACAGATAAGGCATAGGTGCGAGATGGCACAAATGATGCTGGATAAGTGGGAGGCATACCAGAAGCGCATTGCCGACCTGGAGGCTGAGATCGAGCGGCTGCGGGCCGCGCTGCGGCCGTTCGCCGCGGAACGGCCCACGTATGAGACGTGGGACGGAGTATCTTTCCACCCGGTTGGCGATGAGGCAACAGAAGTGCGACAATGAGTTGCGACTACTGCTGGCCGGGGAACTGCTGCGGCGGGCCGAATTGCCGGCAGCGCACGATCCCGCCCCGAGCCGACGTGATCCGGGCGCTTGGCCGCATGGCAGGCATCGGCCCGCGAGCGAGGCCCGTTATAGCCGCACTCACATCACATAGGCGTCACGCGGCCGGCTTCGGCGGCTTCATCGGCACGAAGGGATACCGCATAACGGCAACGTGCGCCTGGTGCGCGAGGTAGCCGGAGCTCATCGGGATCTAGCGGCTTTACGAAACACTTGTGGTCGATCGCTATCGTCAGTTCCGGCTTATCTGGCTCCGGCGAGCGTCATTGCGGCAGGCTCGTCTGCTGATCCGGAGCAAACACATCGCTGCGAGCGCCGCAGCGCGACAGCATCTCCTGCAGTTTCGCTTGATTGGCCAAAAGGTGCTCGACCATCTCCGCCTGCCGCGCGCGACTGTCCTGCGCCGTGAAATGCAACAGCGTGAAAAACGCCATGTTGAACACCAGCAGCGCCAGCAACAGCGGCTGCGCCTTCATGCTGTCTATGATCGAGCCGGCGATCTTCACGCCGTTGCCGATCGGTCCGTTCCCGCGCGGTTGCGTGTCAGACATTTTCAGCCTCCGCGGTGATGATGTAGTCGTCCAGCACCTCGATGATGTGCGGCCGGATCGCCGCCAGGATTTCGTCGGCAAGCTCGGCGGCCGACACCAGCTGGCCAGGCGGCACCGGCTCGGGCGGCGCGGGCTCGAAGGCGTCGACCAGATACTGCACGTCGCGCAACAGCGTGTCGGCCTCGCCGCGGATCTCCACTTCCTTGCGGCCGATCGGCCCCCAATGCTTGCGGATGTTGCGCAGGCCGACCGCCGTGAACTCGGTATGGAAGGCCGGGCATGTCTTCGACAGCTGCTGATAGCGGTAGCCCTCGCCGCTGCCGTAGCTCGCCCAGCTGGAGCTCGAGCACGACACGCCTTCCCAGAAGACTTCGAGGAATCCGGTTTCGCCTGGCTCGTTCGCATAGGCGTTGAATAGCGCCGGCATCTGCGGGTGCGCGTTGCGCGCGTTCCAGCTGGTTTGAAACAATCCGGCTTCGGCGGTTTCCGCGCTGGTGTTGCTGGCGCTGGTGTCGCGGCCTTCGCAATGCTTGCCCGAACTTTCCCGCATGCCGAGCCCGTAGAGCAACACGAACAGGTGGCGCAGGGTGTCGATGCCGGCCTTGCTGTTACTCATCCCGAGCGCGTCAAACTCCGCTTCGTAGAACGCCAGCGCGTCGGTGTCCGGATTGCCGGCGGCGACCGCCATTGCTTTCGCTGCGTCGTCATTGGCCTTCCATTGCCGATAGACATAGGCGAACGTGACCGCCAGGCCGTTGGTGTAGCCGGCCGGCGCGCGGCCGCGGTCGCGCCAGGAATAGAACGCGATCGGCGAGTTGCGCGCGGCCTGGCAGATATCGAGGATCAATTCTTTCGGCAGATCGTCCTCGGGCGACCGACCCTGCAGCAGCGCGTCCCAGGTGTCCGGCCCGATCACGCCATCGGCTTCGAGCCCGCGCGAGCGCTGGAATTCGCGGGTGGCGGCGTCGGTCTGCGGCCCGAAGATGCCGTCGACCTCGATGCCGCCGAGCAGTAACTGCGCCTCGACCACCGCGGCGCCCACGTCGCCGTCGCTGATCATCGGCAGGCTGTCCGGCCCGAGCGGTGGCGGTGGCACCGGCGACTCGTTCGGCCACACCATCGCGATGATCGAGCTATCGGTGAACGAAGCGACGTTCACCATGTCCGATTGATTGCCGCCGCGTCCCCTGAAGCTCGATCCGGCGTCCTCTTCGTACAGCGTGACGTGGCCGCCGCCCTCGCGCTTGAGCACCATCACGCAGCCGAGCCGCGGCGAGGACAGCTTGGCGCCCCACTTCGCCCAGGCCTGCGCCCACAGGAATTTGTCAGTGTCGGTCGGGCCGAACACCGGGCGCAACCCGTTCACCGCCATCACATAGGCCATGCAAAGCCCGCACCATGCGGTGGAGTCGTGGGTGTAGAGATCGCAATATGAGCGCATTTCCGGATAGCGCCGCCCGATCTCATCGGCCCACGCCATGATCACCGGATTGTCTGCCGAGCCGGCATATTCCTTCGTGCCGTTGATCGCTCGCATGGTGTTGAGCCACACCGGAACATCTGCCATTTCAATTCACCTGCGTGCCGAGAATGTCGCCGACACCGCCGATGTCGGTGACGAAGGAGTCGCCGTCGATCGCGATGCCGGCCGCGCCACCAGCACCACCCAATGATGTAAGGCCACCCGGTGCGGGTGTCGTGCCTGCCGAGCCGGCAACGCCCGGCGTTCCGCCGTCGCCGCCCGGCGCTGATCCGCTAATGGCGTAATTCTTGTTGCCGCCCTCGCCGCCTAACGCAAAGTCGCCCAGCAATCCGGGCTCGCCTCGAGTCTGCGATTGGAAGCCGATCGAGGCCGTGCCGCCCACACCGGGAACACCTGCGTCCGTGCCGCTGCCGCTGCCGCCGCCGCTGCCTGCAACCTCGCTGCCGAATCCGCCCGACGATACCGCCCATGCGCCGCCACCACCGCCACCACCGCCGCCGCCCCAAATGTGTCCGTTGGTGCTCGTGAGATTAATCGCCTGACGCGTATAGAGCGCGGTGCCGCCCTGCGTGCCGGGCGTGCCGTCGGAGGCGAACGGTCCCGGCGTCAGCGAGCCGCCGTTGCCGCCGTTGCCGCCCTTGCCGCGGATCCAGCCGGTCACGATCAAGTTGATGGTCACGCCACCGGGCCACGTGCCGATGTCCATCGCCGGCAATGATGTCGAATGCGAATAGATCACGATGGCCTGCACGTAGACGTTGATCGTCTGTCCCGATTGCGGAGCGGGATAAAGCTGGTCGTGCCGCGTGCGGACATTCACGTTCGCTTCGTGCGCGTCGAAGATGATTGCCTTGGTGGTCGGATCGATATCGCCGCCGTATGGCGTCCAAAGCATTTCCTCGGCTTCCACCTCGAAACGATCGGCCGCCGGATTGAGCCGAAAGACTTGGATCGGCACCGACGCCGCGTTGCCGGATGTGTCCTGCAGCTGCCAGGACTCCAGAAAGTAGCCGGCCCCCAGCTGCGGATCGGTCTGCGCATAGCGCAGCAAATCGAATCCGAACCGTCGCGGCGGATCGCGAAAGCGCCCCAGGTGCTTGTTGGCGA